CTTCAATTTATACCTGGACGATATCAGGTACAAATTCGAGCTATCACCGAAGAAGGAACGGCTATAGCTTCCCCAATTCTAACTCGTCCTGTTTTTCCGGTTTTATATAAGGAAATCATAGAATGATGAAAGATGAATTTAGTATCAATCTAGCCGAGGAAAATGAAAGCCTGGGGTTTGATTTCGAAGAGCAATACGTCGCAGGAACAAGCGACTACAACAAACTGAAAAACAAGCCAACTCTAAACGGTAAAGAGATCGTAGGAGCTATGGAAGAAGAGGACCCGACAGTTTCTGGATGGGCAAAAGAACCAACAAAGCCAAGTTACACGGCGGAAGAAGTAGGCGCAATAAAAAATGACGAGATCAAGGCAATCTCACTAGACGAGCTTAACAGCTTGTGGGAAGGAGTGTAGACATGACTACAGAATATCTGGACAAGGCAGGGGCGACCCTACTGGTCCAAAAGACAAAAGCAGAATTAGCAAAGAAAGTTGATAAAGTAAGCGGTAAAGAACTATCAACAAACGATTACACTACAGCAGAGAAAAACAAGTTAGCTGGTATCGCACCAGGAGCTCAGGTTAACGCGATCACAACGGTGAAGATTAACGGAACAGCACTAACACCCGACGCCAGCAAAGCTGTGAACGTAACCACGCCAACCAAAACCTCGCAGCTTACAAACGACAGCGGATATCAGACTGCGTCACAAGTAAGTTCTGCAATCAGTACTGCGATTGGTAATATCACACAGATTTCATACAGCAAAGTAAGTTCATTACCTGCTACAGGAGCAACCGGTGTTATTTACTTAGTAGCGCATAAACATGGAACGCAGGACATCTATGATGAGTATATCTGGATGGCAGACTCAAAAACGTTCGAGAAAATCGGAACTACAGACATTGATCTAAGTGGATACGTAAAGAAGACTGACTTAACAGCAATCACGACAGACGAGCTGAACGCAATGTGGTCCGCAGCATAGGAGGTGAAAGCCTATGCTCGGTTTTAAAGACAAAGCTTCTATTCAGTGGCTTGTCTCGAAAATAAAGTCTGTAACTACATCACATAACGCATTGAATCAAATGGTGATGAATAATCACTTTACCACAAATTTGAATGCTACAAGCACTCAAGATTTAGTGGATGAAAAAGGAAATACAATCCTAGCCGATTGGTCTTATGAAGTAGCAAGTGGAGAAGTTGGTAAGGATTGGAAATATAAAGTCAAGGAGGAATAACATGCCAGGAAAACAAGTAACAGAACTAGACGCATTGCCTACATTTACCGACACTAGTCTATTGCCTGTTCATAACGGAGCAGGCTTAAAAAAAGGTACATTGTCGCAACTAACGGATTACATTGCAGAAAGATTCAGTAATCCGAATTTATTACTTAACTCTAACTTTAAAGTTGACCAAAGAGGACATGGAACGTACACAAACAATACTACTAAACCAACGTATACACTAGATAGATGGATGAGCATTAATACTAAGGTCGTATACAATGTTGATGGCACGGCAACTATCACATCATTAGCTACTACCGATACAAGTGCGTGGTTTAAACAAATCTTAGAACACGCAATCAATGATACGTGCACTTTATCGTGCAATATTACGGCAGTAACAGGTAGTGCGTATTTATACAATCATGCAAATGGAAAGAAGATTGTAAAAGGCTTAAATACCGTAACTTTATCTTATTTAAAGGAAGCAAGTATTGAATTAAAGCAAGGTGCATCAATTACGATTGAATGGATTAAATTGGAGAAAGGCAGTAAAGCTACTGCTTACGTAGCACCAAATTACGCAAACGAACTACAAAGATGTATGATGTATTACAATGTTGTAAAAACATCACTAAATGGCTATTTTACAACACAAATGTATGTCGGATGTGAAACCGTATTAAACATGCGAACAAAGCCGACTGTTAAGGGTGTAGGAAGTATTTGGGTTTATTACTATGGAGGAAATACAAAATACAAATTCAGTGATTTGCAATCTATCGTGCTAACCAAATATTCAGAAATCACGTTACTCGCGGCTCCTTCAGGTGCATCTCAACAAAATATGACTGTCGTCTTTGATGAAGATAGCTACCTTGAATTAGACGCAGAAGTTTACGCGTAGAAAGAAAGGAATGAAAAGAATGTATAAGGTATATGTCAAATTAAATGAAGATAAATGTATTACATCAGTTAATTCTGAAATCTTTCTATCAAACGAAGAAATGCAAGCCATGAAAAATATTGATGAAGGGGAAGGAGATAAATACGTACACGCTCAATCACAGTATTTAGAAAAGGGATTAATTGATAAATATGGCAGATATAACTATAAATTCACAGAAGGAAAGATTGTAGAAATTTCCGAAGATGAGAAGTCGGAAATCGTGCAACCAGAACAACAAGCAACAGCGCAGGATAAGATTGAGGCTCAGGTCATGTATACAGCCTTAATGACAGACACACTTCTAGAAGAAAGCGAGGCCTAATCTATGTTTAAAAAAATCAAAAGATTTTATGATCTAAAATTATATACAGATAAGCAGGTAAGAAAATTCTGTGAAAAAGGATTCATCACAGCTGATCAGTATAAAGAAATTACTGGAGAAGCATACTAGCACTGGAAACAAGGAGGAGCAAAATGCTTCTCTTTTTTCATAAAAAGAAGGAGGTCCAAAGATGAGAAAAGGACAAAAACTAACAAAAGGCGGATATCAGCTTTTAGGTTTCCCCATGGAGTACATGAACGTAACTCAAGGAAACAACGTAGGAACACACCTAGGAACTAACGCATTAGACAATGCAGGCAAGGATGCTGGCATTGATGAAACAATCGCACCGTGCGATTGCCACCTAGTAGCCTACGATTCGGCAAGAAACGGAAACGCAGTTTTCTTAGAATCAGACAAGAAAGTGCTATTCAGAGACGGAACAATTGATTTTGCTACATTTATGTTTATTCACGATAACCATATCGAAGACATTAAAAGAGTGAAGTATTTCAAGCAAGGCGACACGTTCGGAGATGAAGGAACTGCAGGATATGCAACAGGAAATCACGCGCATATTGAAGTTGCAAAAGGAAAGTTCTCTCATATGTACGATAGAAACTCGCAAGGGGTATATCACTTGCCTAATAACGTTTCTGCAGATTTAGCATTTGTAACAGATGGAACAATCATTTTGAATAAAGGATCATTCGCAAACTGGACAGATGCTAGCCACGTACCATTCAATCAAGGAGGCGGAACCACTACTGGATCAGCATCCGTGCTAAATTGCATTCCTTCAGACTTTGTACGTGAAAAAGCTACATTCTATCCTGCTTGTACAATCAAGATCAGACGCGCGCCAAGCCTAAAAGGACAAGACACAGGCCTAACATATATTCAAGGGCAGCACGTAAACTACGACGGATACGTGAAGCGAGAAGGCTACTGCTGGATTTCCTGGATTGGCGCAGACGGAACACGTAGATGGATGGCCTGTGGAGAGCTAAACTCGGCCGGATTTAATTCTAATCCATACGGAACATTTAAATAGAAAGGATCAGCAATAGAACACAATGAATCGGAGAATAAATAGAAGATACCAGACACCTCTACGCCCAGACTTTGCACATTTTCTGATTGAAGAACAAGGACTGAGCGACAAACAGAAAAAAGTTGTTTATCAGCTAAGAAGCAAAACGCAAGACTCGCAATGGCACTACCAGGACGCAGGCATGTCAAAAGACGAATTCGAAGAAACCGTCAAAGATTTAAATGACTACTACTGGGCCCTTTTGGTTGATATGGCCTTCGGATTTTACAAGCTAAAGAAGGACAAAAGAGGAACAATTCCAGACGTGGAAATATTAGAGAATATAGGTGAAAAGAGGTAGAACACAATGAACACACCATATTTCAATAATTTCATGCCGCAGCCTGGGCAGTTTGGAATGCCACAGATGCAGGCACCGACTCAACAAATGAACCAGATTCAATTTGTAAATGGAATCGAAAGTGTCAAGGCTTTCACTCTAGGACCAAATCAGTCCGTGATTTTAATGGACAGTAACAAGCCTATTTTTTATCAGAAACAAGCAGATGCAAGTGGTTTCTGTACGATCAAGGCTTATAGCTTCCAGGAAGTGAAAGAAGATCAACCGGAAGACAAGTACCTCACGAAAGCAGAATTCAAGGAATGGCTTTCAAAGGTAGAAGAACAGAACGCGAGAGGAGGTAACCGTCATGAATCCACTACTTCAAAATAGACCAAGAGGAAACGGAAACATGCTGCAACAATTTCAGCAATTTAAAAAGATGCTAGGGACGCAGGACCCGCAACAACTTCTAAACGAGCTGATGGCCTCCGGAAAATTTACGCAGGCTCAACTGGATCAAGCCAAACAAATGGCTGAACAGTTCAAGGGCTTTCTAAAATAGGATTTTGCAAAATCAAGATAGATAAGAAAGGAGAACACACATGGACAACTTATCATTATCTGATATCGCTTCTGTAACTGGAAACAAAGATGGGTTTCTAGAAGGAAACGGAATTATCATTCTAATTTTATTCTTTTTGATTTTTGGATTTGGAGGCGGAGCCTGGGGAAACAACCAGCAAGGTACACAAGCCGAAGTTCAGCGTGGATTTGATACGCAAGCTATTATTAATAAGCTAGACGGAATTTCAAACGGAATCTGCTCAAGCTCATACGAAAATGCTCAGCTAATCAACCAGATGAACATGAACCAGATGCAAAATGCAAACCAAACACAGATGGCCATGATGAATGGCTTCAACGGTGTAAATAGTTCTTTATGCCAAGGTTTTGGAGGAGTACAGGAAAGCATTAACAACCTATCTCACCAGATGGAACAATGCTGCTGCAACTTAAAGACTCAAATGATGCAAGACAAATATGATGCCTTGAAAACTCAATACGATCAAAGCTTGCAGGCAATTTCAAACAGCGTACAAACTCATAATATCTTGAGCCAATTAGGACGATATTACACAAATCCGCCTTACTGCCCACAATATGGAACTTACTACCCTACAGGCGCTACAGTAGCGTAGAGGTAGAGACATGATCCAAGTCGTCAACACGACAAGCGCAATACTAGCAGCAGGCGCAACGATCCCACCTGGAACCGTTCAGACTCGGACGAACAACAGAGTCAATCTAAACGGAAACGCTCTGGAGATCGTAAGACCTGGAACTTATAAAGTGGATGGAAGCTTCGTGATTTCAGCAACCGCAGCGGGAACAAATCAAGTGCAACTTTATGCCAACGGAACAGCAGTACCGGGAGCCGTAGCACAAGTAACAACAACCGCAGTAGACAACGTGATCACTCTTCCAGTATCCGCTGTTATCCAGGCAGCACCAGCAGCACCAGGAAACAAGGTCGCTCTAACGTGGGTTACATCAGCAGCCGGAACTCTGATCAACGCATCAGAAACGGTTTCTAGAATAGTATAGGTGATTGAAGGCATGCCAGAAGGCGTGCCCTTTTTAGTAGGAGGTAACAAGGATGAGTAGACTTACAAACAAAGCATGGTGGGAGGCAGCAGGAGTTCGAGCAATCAAGACAATGGCTCAAACAGCTCTAGCCTCTATCACCGTAGGCGCAGCCGTTCCGGACATTAACTGGATGTATGCAGCTAGCACAACGGTCGTGGCCGGCGTATGCTCGATTCTAACAAGCTTAGCAGGCTTGCCAGAAGTAAACGAGGAAGAATAATGACTGATACAATTATTGTGGCGATCATATCCGGACTTTGCGTCGGAGTACCTTCGGTTTTAGCAACATGGACAAGCAACTCCAAACATTCGGCATTGCTGGATTACAAGGTAGAACAGATGGACAAAAAGGTTGACAGTCTAGCCAAAAAAATAGAAAGCCATAACGAACTGGAAAAGGAAGTGGCTACACTAAAAGAACAGGTCAAAGACCTATCGGAACGGATCAAGGGAATGCTTGAAAAATAGCATTCCCTTCTTTTTTTATTTTCTGCTTTATTTTTCGCTTTTTCGCTTGCTTTATGAACTGTATTACATCACAATGTGAGTGTAAAAGGAAAGAGAGATAGAACACAATGGAAACAAAAACTGAAAAGCTATTAGGGCTAGTAATAAGAAGAACAACATGGCAAATTGAAAGCATTAATCGCTCACTAGAACAAGAAAAAGAAGACTTGGTTCAGGAAGCACAAAAAGGAAACACAAACTGTGTAAAACAAATTTGCGCTAGAATCGAACAACTTGAAAGAGACCTAGCAATCTACAATTCATATAAATATGAACTAGAAGAAATCATGAATTTAGGAAACGAATAAAAAGGAGAAAGCATAACATGACTAGAGAAGAAGCTGTGATGAGATTAAGGGAAGACATGATGGATCAATTGTATTACAATGAACACATGATGACAGTAAAGGAAGTAGCAAACTGGCTATACAGACACAATTGCGACGAAGACGCTAAGGATGTACTAATGGAAATAATAGAAGACTAAGGAGGATACAGACATTCTGGAATACCTAGACACAAAAGAGAGCGTCAACAGATACCTGAATGACCTGATCAGAGAAGATATAGAACGACAAAAGAAAGAGGCCGAGTAGGCCCCTTTTTTGTGATGTAATTTTGATGTATAAAGGCTAAAAGTTCTAGAATCAAAAAAGAACAGTAAGCGACAAAAGAAGTCAAAATGAGTATAGATAAAACAAAATGAGACATAAGGAAGCATAGTCATTAGAGGTTAAACATGGGGGTGTTTTTTTATGAAACAAATTATTCAATATATTGAAGATCATAATATATCTGAAGAAGAAGTTGCCCAAGCAGCCCATATGTCTTTGCGTAATTTAAGAAGGCAGATTCACTCAAAAAATCGTACACAAGTAAGGATTGTTTTGCTTCTTGCAGATAAACAAAACCAGTCGATTGATTCCATTTTCTTTGATGAAATGAATAATCAGCCAATTAGTTTAGAAGGATTAACGATAAATCAGATTCAAGATATTATAAAATTAGTACATCCTGAACTATTTATGGGTGTTACACGAAGTAAAAAAATTAAAGATTATAATTATAATTTAGAAACCGATATGGGTGATCGCATGCGCTTTATACGTGAAGTTGTGTTTTCTCTTTCACAAACTGAATTCGGCAAGTATATGGAAGTGTCAAGGAATACATCAAAGTATTGGGATGAAGGACAAATCAATGTGGATAAGATATTTAAAATATCGCAAAGTACAAATATTAGTATGGACTTTATCATACGCGATCATTATCCCTTAACATTGCAGACGCAAGGGATGAGCGAAGCACTTTATTTAGCTGTTATGACGAGTTGTGTGTTGTATCGTTTGCGCAATGCAGGAAGTGTTAAATAGTTTTAACTTAGGAGCAAGAAAAATTGCTCTTTTTTCTTGCATAATTGAAGGTTTCCTATATAATAGATTTGTTCTTTTAATGAAACAAAAAGTTTAGTATAAAAAACAAAACAGGGGTGATTGAATGAAAATAGGCAAAAAACTAAAAGAGCTTCGAACCCAGAATGGGTTGACTTTGGAAGAACTTGCGAATCGTAGTGAATTAACAAAAGGCTTTTTATCCCAATTAGAGCGCGATTTAACAAGTCCAAATATTTCTGCATTAGAAAATATTTTGGAAGCTCTAGGAACGAATTTAGCGGATTTCTTTCAGTCGAGTAAAGAAGAACAAATTGTTTTTCATACTCAGGATTTTTTTGTGAATGAACAAGAAGATTTTGTTACAGAATATATTGTTCCAAATGCACAAAAGAATCAAATGGAACCAATTCTATTGACTTTGAAGCCAGGGGCAAAATCACAAGAAGTCAAGGCGCATGAAGGTGAAGAATTTGGCTATGTTTTAAAGGGGAGTATTGTTTTAGTTGTTGGTAATAAAAGGTTAAAAGTTAAATCAAAAGAAACCTTCTATATTACAGGTAAGGAAGGGCATTATTTAGAAAACGTATCGAGTGCGGATGCCAAAGTATTGTGGCTATCTACACCACCTGTATTTTAA